ATATATTTTTATATTTCTTATAATATAAAATAAACCCATGTACAACCCATTTTCAGGACCTACTATTAACGATCTAATAAAGTCGTACCAAAATACAAATAAACAATATAACACAAAAAATAATCAAGGTATTACAAATGTCCCAGCTCTAAAAAATAATAAAAATAAAAAATTAAAGGGGTATAAAAACCAAATAAAAAAGTTAGTTAACGCCAATACTAGAAAAGGCCCCAAAGGAAAGGGTTTGGCTCAAAGGAACAACGTGCAAGTCATTCTTAATGGGACTCGAGGTGATAATCCTGGTTGGTGCAATACCATTCGTTTAAAAGAACAACGGGGTCAACGTCTAAGCTTCGCCGAACATTCAAAATTGGCTGGTTGTAAATTTGGCGCTGGTGCTAAATATTATAGTGCTCAAGCTCGTAACCAAACTATTGCCGGTACCAAATACGCTCGTAAACAAACTGTTGCCGGTGCCAAATACGTTGCCGGTAAAGCCCGTAACGCTGCCAGAGACGCTCGTAACAAAACTATTGCCGCTGGTGCTGCCACTCGTCGTTTCGCTAAGAGAAGATTTAACAATGCCAAACACGGAGCTACTGTCGTTAAAAATAAAGTAAAACGCGTAAGGAATTACTCTAGTGGTTTAAAGCAAAACATTGGAAAAACTATGGAATTCTACAAGAAACAACGCGCTAACACAAAAACATTACAAAAGCAACAACGCCGTAACCAAAAAGGTGCCAAAATTGTAAAAAGTGTTTTCAATAAGAATCGTGCTGATCGTACCGAAGCGATGGTTAGTACCGGTGCCCACAAATGGCGAAATGCTGCTCGTGCCGGAGCCAAGGCAAATAATCAAATAATGAGAAATGCGCAACAAAAGATTTTAAATTCTCGAAAACAAAGACAAAATGCGCGAAATTTAGGCTCTCATGTTCTTAGCGGCCGCTACTGAAGTGTTCCGTTGGAAAATGGGGCGCATTCCAATGGTAATAACGGGACACCCAGTGTTCAGGGAGGAACGTTATCTGGATCGAATTCTGAAATGAACGCTGAACAAGTTAACAAAAATATATACAATAATAATAAATCAAACACCCCGGAGTCCATGTATAATTTTCAAACAAAGGAATTAACAAAAAAAATAAATGAACAAAAAACGTATCAAAAACAGTTGCTTAAAGAATCGAAGAAATTACAAACAAAACAAAAGGAAATTGACCGTTTAGTTCAAATCATTGAACGATTACGTAAGTATCACATGAATGATGTGGTGCCGTCAAAACTGAGACGTTCCTATTTAACAGAGCTCATAAAGAAATCACCCAAGCATCCCAAATTAAAAGTGTTTTTACCTTACAACGGTAAAAAATATGCACAAACCACCAAAAGTAAAGTGGCGTCGAATTTGGTTCGTAATCTGAAAAACACCAAACAAGACATATCCATTCGCATGTTGGCGAAATTTAAAAATCTAAAAAACAGGTACCATAAATATAAAGCGAACAAAACAGAACAAAAGAAATTGACAAAACAACACGCGTACAATTTACACCAACAAGCATTGAAGAACAAAAATAAGAAAGCACAAAACAAAAAAAATCAGGAAATACAAAAACAAAAGAACAAGGAATATAATGAACAAATCATGAAAGCTTTAGCCAATCTAAAGTTAACATAAATTTCGACTTAAAGACAATTGTTTATTGTTTTATATAAATGAGTTCAAACCCTATTATCAAACCTGTTCTAAAATGGGTTGGAGGAAAACGTTTAATAATTCATGAGCTGTTATCCAAATTTCCGACAGACATGTGTACATATCATGAATTATTTGTAGGCGGAGGAAGTGTTTTAATCGCGTTACTTGAACAACGCAATAAACAGAATATACACGTGAAACACGTACATGCGTACGATTCGAATGAAACATTGATACATGTGTACAAAAACATTCAACACGATGTGAGTGCTGTGTATGAGAAAACATTTGCATTACATCAACACTTTTCAACATTAGCTCCCGAGGGTACCGTAAATCGAACGCCGTCGAACATTGATGAAGCGAATGTTTGTCGTGAAAATTATTATTACTGGTCCAGAAAGAGATACAACGAAATGAATCAAACAGAAAGGAATAGTGTCGAGGGTACCTCGTTATTCATTTTTTTGAACAAGACTTGTTTTAGGGGTATGTATCGTGAAGGACCAAACGGATTTAACGTTCCGTACGGAAATTACAAAACAATTGATATCGTTAAGAAGGATAACATATTCAATCTCAGTGTTCTTATCAAAGACGTGGTGTTTCAGTGTATGGATTTTCGCAAGTCTTTTCATAGAATTGAACAAAATGATTTTGTGTACCTGGATCCACCGTACGTACCCATCAAAAGTGATTCTTTTGTTGCATATACGGGTACCGGATTCGATAAAACAGACCACGAATGCTTGTTTGAAAACATAAAGAACATTTCCGGGAGGAACATCAAATTTGTAATGAGCAACAGTGACGGTGATTTGGTTTTAAACCATTTTCCACAATCAGCGTTCAATGTAAACACGATAACATGTCGTCGAGCTATTAATTCAAAAAAGCCGGACTCGGTTGCAAATGAGGTACTGATTTCCAACTTTTAAAACACCTAAACAATATAGATATGTATCATAATCAAGTCATCATGAACGCAAACAGAGGAACCGGGGCTGGTGGAGCAAACACGAATGTTAGTGGAAAATCGTTCGAAGATAGAATGAGTATGCAGTCCAAGTTGATTGATAGTGGCTACACAAAAACAATCACAGATAAAGCATGTAAATTTGGATACATTTTATCCAAGACCATTGATAATAAAATTGAAATTAATTATGTCAAACAAATTGGATTAAAAAAATATTTACATTTTGAGCACAGTAATAAAGATTTACATCTGGACGAATTGAATCATCCCGATGAATGTTTTATAATACAAGACAAGTCTCGTTCACCTTTCTTTTTTAAACCCAAGTTAATTGTTATTGAGATGAAAAATCAAAACGTGAGTGGTTCGTGTTTTGACAAACTTTACAACGGTACTTACTACAAATGCTTATACGACAAACTTATCGGTAAATATTATGACGTCGAGTATCATTTTGTAGTGAGTGAGTTTATCGAAAACAAAATAAATAACAAACCCATGTTGAAACAAATTTTGAATGAAAACAATATAAATATTTTTAACGCTCGGGATTATCATACTTCCATACTGACTTATATCGATAGTGTAATATCGACCTTTTAAACTTTTTCACTTTAAGAACATGATAATGAACAAACATGGACGACCGTCCACCCCTCAACCCAGTACACGTTTGTATTGTTGTAATTTGTATTATTGGAATCGTTTTCTTGATTCTTTATCATTTGTAATTCTCATGTTGGCGTCTAAAGTTGTGATGTGCACATCTGTGCGAAAAAATAACAATCAAATCGTCATTAAATATCTCAAGCAACAAAAGGAAACCAAAATACAAAGACGTTCTGTTTTGTTCGAACAATTAAGAACTAATTCAAACCTGAAATACATCCAAAATAACAATTCGAGTGAATTCAAAGAAATCAATCAGCTGACGTTAGAAATTGATGAGATTAATAAACGTTTAGACTCAATTCAATAATTTATTATTATTATTATTATTGTAGAACTTTTTGACTGTATACTAATTATGAATCCATCCTTTCTTGCCAAACTTCAAGCGTTACAACAGCAACGTGTTTCTAGTGTGAATAATGCTCCACATGGCTTGTATTTATCCAATGTGAAGAATAGTAACAAAAATACAAACTTTGCAAAAGTGTTATTCATTCCACCTGGCTTAGGTAAAGACAAAGTTAATCATCTCTCTCAAATCGGTGCAATTAAAGCAGAAGGCGTGAATAACGATTATCCCGAAGATTCGATCAAAGAATTTGTAAGTACAATCCATATGATTAAACCAAAAGTTGTCATCGCCGGTTCTAGAGGAACCGCATTGGTCAGGGAGATGTTGAAAACCACAGTAGTACCGAAATGGATTATTTTATTCGGTCCGGTTCATTTGAGTGAGTTTTTCAAAATATCCAAAGATAAACAGGTTAAAATTCTTATTGTGCATGGAACAAAAGACGGTAATGAAAAAATTGAAACGGTTCGATCCCTCGTTCAGGAACATAAAGCAAAACTCGTTGAAATAAGAGACCAAGGACATAGTTTAAATATCGAACCGAACAACTTACGCAAAATAATAAAATATTGGTCATAATTTTTCACTTAAAGACCACTATACGTTAGTAATAACAAGAAGTATGTTCCCCACGAAAATGCAAACCGGTTTTGACATTACCGAAGATACGGTAAATAAGGACTTAATGACAAAGATAGAAGCCATGTTAGTCACTCTTTTAGAGGACTGTATTCACGTTGCTGTTATTTATGTGAATGAATGTGGGAGAAATACAATTACCAGTACAGATATGTTATACGCTGTTCAGTACCAAGCACGTGAGTTTTTCAAACAGGAAAATTTAATTGAAAATATTGATAATAATGTTAAGTTGTTGAAAGAAGAAGACGAAGAAGACGAAGACGACGAAGAAGACGAAGGAGACGAAGGAGACGAAGAAGACGAAGAAGACGAAGAAGACGAAGAAGACGAAGAAGACGAAGAAGATTCGGATGAAGAAGAGTTTACAAGATGTGAAAATGAGACTAACTCCATTGTCAAATTGATGAATGAATATCATGATTCATGGAACGAGTGGAAGCCTGATCATAATTATGAAATATTGCTTAAACGTGTAATCGACGAAAAGATGTGCTGTTAAATTTTCATAAATTCAAACGATGAGTACAAAAAACTACATTGCTTATGGTCATCATCCATACTAAACATTTGTTCATTGTTATGATTTTTATAATATTCTATGAATGGTTTATATTTTACAAGCTTAAGATTGAAATTCTTACAAATATTGTTCAAATTTTTAAATGAAACAAGATATTCTTTACTCACACTTTTCTCCCCAAAATAAAGCGTATCTGCAATATAAACCTCCATATGTCTGCCATAGATTTTGTCACTGTTTTCTATGTTCAATAAAAACGAAGTATTTTTGTAATGCAACGTATCGTTATGATGTTCCAAGTTTAAATTCAAAATACTATCCCCGTCCATAAACGTTCCGATAAATTTGCCGTCCTTTTTTAGACAATTCGATATGTTACGTATAAGAGTAACAATCATTTGTTCGTTTTGAAAAAAGTAGTGAATTGTGAATTGACAAGACACTATATCAAATATTTTTATAGGTTGTTTTTGTAATAACTTTTCTAATGTGGGACAACAATAGAATTTGTAATTTCTTCTGCAATTAAGATTGGTGTTTGAAAACCGGTCATTACATTCATCGATATATTGTTGATCAATATCGTAACCGACAACTTCATGTATATTACATTTGTCCCATTTGAAAATATCACCACCACGACCGACCCCAATATCAAGCAATGAGACGGGTATTTTGTTTCGTCTGTTCAAATAGATCGCGTCGTATATCAAATTTGTTTTGACTTTATTGTGAAATTTTCGCATGTTGTTCGAATTGTTATAATCATTATTAAACCAATCGGTCATTTACAATGATTAAACAATGAACATATTTCTTAAATTCCTTATTAATTATATTAACGTTATTTTATATTAATATAATCAATGCGAACCTTACTTTTCACAGAATCCGCGTATGTGTCGAACCTGATTTTGTGTATAGCTTTGTTAAATTACAAAAGAAAGGAAGTTGTCATTATCTGTTTTATTATTATTGTATTTCTAATGTATTTTTATCGATACCCTTGTAGAGATAGCTCAATGTTAAATGACAAATGTATAGTTTCACCATGTGATGGTACGATTCTGGACATTAAACAAACTGAAGATCTGTATCACATCAAAGTGTTCTTGTCTGTGTTTGATGTTCATACGCAATGGTATCCGGTGGATGGAACGATTCAAAGTGTGCAATATAAACCAGGAGAGTTCAATATTGCATATATCTTAGAAAAATCCGATTTTAATGAAAAAATGTCAACTGTAATAAAAAATAGAAAAGGTGTTTTACGTGTCGATCAAATTGCTGGTCAAATTGCCACTAGAATTGTAAACAGATCTATAGAGAACACAAAAATAACACGAGGGGATTACATGGGAATGATTAAATTGTCATCACGTGTAGATATATTTTTGCCTATATCTAAGGTAAAGTTGTTATGTCGTGTACAAGACAAAGTAAAAGGAAATAAAACTGTTTTAGCAGAATGGAATTAAAAGGACCAACGCTTTGTATACGAAAATGGATCCAACATGTACATTTTATTTTATTATAATATGTCTTGTGCATTGTTTACTAATTTGTATGTATTGTGTTTGTTGGATATGCAAAACGGTACATCCGGAATTGAGTAATACGAAGAAAATGCAATGCATCAACACGGCTTGTCAAACCGATGGATTCATTGAAAAAACAATAGTGTTCCATCCTGATTGTCATATTGATTTGTGTATTTAGTTAATTTTCACAATGGACACGGGAACATTAAAATATTTGATTAGTTTTGGGACAATTGTGTTTATCGTGTACTGAGATATACCAATGGTTTTTACAGCATTTTTTTTGTTGATATTATTCGACAGATGGATCATGTATATGTACATTAAAGCGCTAGCTATAGAATGTGGTTGATGCGATTTTATAACCGTAACTGGAATTTTTTTCACCAATTTTTTTATCTCTATAATTGGTTTTGTTGTGTACCCAACTTTTATTGCAATTCTTTTGATTTCTTGTTCAATGGGTTCAATATTATTGTTGTTGTTCGAATTTGAATTGTAAGTGTTGTATTGTTTTATGTTATCTAGAATCATTTTGATGTATCGTAATAACATTTTTGATGTAATTTTAGTGGATGTACTGGAACGCACTTTATTTGCAGCTTTAATAAGTTTTTTTATATCGAGTCGTGATTTATGCTCGTGTGATATTATCATAAACAAAATAGCGACCACTACACCTTTCATATTAAATCCTTTCAAGCCGGTCAATCCTTTTTTCACCCTTGCTTTGACAAGCTCTTCATATATACCTGCTACACTGTCCACATGTCTTGGTTCTCCTTGATAGAACTCTAGAGTAATTCTTGCTGTGATATCTTTTACGGGATACAACGCATTTCTGCCGTAGACCGCATGGTGTGTGTTTTCGAAACTTTCATAAAAAGTAGGCAGTTCCTCTCCGAATATTAATTCGTTTCTTATTGGATATTTATTATTATTGTTTTCGTTCTTGTTTCTATTTTCGTTTTTACGTTGATTCATATACCTAAATATGTTTTGCATCATGTCATTTGAAATGCTTGTCATGGTGTATATAACATGAACCTTTATTTTTTTATTATTTTATTAACAATAGTTCGTTCTTGTAAAACTCCTCCTTTTCAATAATTTCACTTTCTAAAATTCTAATATTGTGTTCCAAATCACATACCTTTTCAAGAAGTGTGTTCATGTTACTTATATTACCATTAAATTGTTCGTTCCATACCTTCTTTTCTATTAAAACGTAATTGTTAGCAATATTTTTTAAACTTGTTTCTAACACTTCTGTATGTTTTTTTAGTTTATCGTTTTCTTCATTTTTTTGTTGTTTGGAATTGTAAACAACTTCTAACATTTGTCTATTGATCCGTTGTTTGTCGTTTTCAAACGAACTAACGATTTCTTTCAATTCCTTTTTAATTTCTTTATATTTTTGTTTTAATACTTCATTCATCAATTTGATTTCATTCAATTTTATCAAATCGTCATCTACCACTCCAGAGGTATACGTATGGTCACTCATTTATATAATTTACTTAAAGAATTAAAATATTGTTATAGTATAAAAATTTATTTTGTATTAAATATCACCTAAAGAGATTGATATACGATTATAAATTTGTAAGAATGTTACGTGTACATAAAGAGCATGATGTGAACAAAAAAATTCGTAGGAAGGTATTGATAATTCCTTACATTACTTCTAAAATTTTAATGGTTAAAGATATTAAGACCGGCGAGTGGGGTTTCATTTCAGGTGGTGTCAAAAAAAACGAGTCCTTTTACCAAGCTGCGAATAGAGAATTAAAAGAAGAGACATCGGGTGTATTGAAAAGTATTGGTTCAAAGTATCAAAATTTCATGTTCAAGACATGGTATAGACCATATGAGATGCTTGCTATTGATAAAAAGAGAAATGAGGTTATAGAAAGTTTATATATGGTTTATATTTTCAAATTACCGCGATTTCATAAGTCATTGTTATCTCATTTTGTACCTAACAGTGAAGTGAATGAGTTGTGTATAGCAGAGTTTGATTCGTTAGATAAAAGACATGTTTGGGATTTTTGTGTAGATTTTTACAACGATCGATTAAAGGAAAAACTTCCCGAACTCACACTTACAAATTAAAGATAAGTTGTTAATATATAATAAAACAATGGATCATTACATTGCACATCATTTATATTCACAGTTGTATGAGAATGCAAATGTGACTACACAAGGCACTGTTTTAGAAACAGACAGTGCACTTAACGAAAAAATTGATGAGATTGTTATCTTGTGTAAAGAACGTTTCAAATATAACAATTCAGTGAAACCATTAGAAGTTGTCTATTACATTCACGAATGTTTGAATTTTGAGAAATACTCTGCATTATATGATACCGGTATACTACAATATATTATCGTGAAATGTTTGGAAATTTTTTCAAATATTGATTAGTTAAATGTTACTTCTGGTACGGCGGTTCCAAAATCAGAGTTTTCTATATGTTTAACAGATACTCTAGAAGTATCCGTG